GTTTCCCAGTCACGATCCACCAGAGTTAGTTGTAAAACGCCCCGCAGCCTTTGAGTCTTGAGATAAGCTAACACCTGGGTAAACATCTTTAAAATCTTGTTGGTCAAATAGGTTCCTCACTTTCCTACCAAAGTTATACGATAATTCTGCCGTGTGTGTCGTCTGAATTATTTTTAATTTTGGTTTTTGTCCCATCATCCACGCAGGAAAAAGGTGAGATGCAAACTCAGACTTCGTATGTCTAGGTGGCATATTCACAATAAGTCTTTTTATTTTTCCACGTGAAATGTCTTCAAATTTTTTTGCAATAATTTTATGATGTTTTCCTGCAACAAACTCAGGCCACACTTTTCTTACAAAAGTAAGGAAGGAGGAACGGGACTCCTCTGCAACCTTTATCTGTAGCTTTCTTAATTCGTATTTTAATAAATCCGTTGGGATCTTAGAATTTTCCATAAAAAAGTTATATCATACTTTGTATTTGTGTAAAACTCAACCACTAGGGGAAAACCCCAGAGCGACGGGCTGTTTTGGGGGGTAGGGGTGCGTAAAATTACCAGATATAGTATATTAAAGTTTGTAAGTACCTAGATGTTGTTAATGCTTTTGGAGATGATAGAAGCTGTACGCTGGACAGCGTGGTGTGGTGAAGGCATAAAAAAAGGGCAGGTTATCCTGCCCTTCACCAGCCCTCGAGGGAAACTGTTTAGTATGGTAGTCGAGTAAACATTATCAACAACTGCATTGACATCATAAACAAGATTAAAGCAAGTAAGAACTTCATCTTGTTATATGTTGTGCTAATCGTTGCATGATACGTTGTCCCCATTCCTTAACGTACTGAGGACAATTAGGATCAAGAACAATTGTTTCGACTTCACTTTCAAGAACTTTATAAAGTGCTTTCCAATTAATGTTGTCAACATGTGTTGCTCTAACATCATTAGGGTTAGGAGTAGCAACAGCATTCTCTCTAGTTCTTAAACCAAAGGTCTGCTCAACTACTGCTAAACGTCTGTCTAAATCATTATCTGGCATTTTGATTTTTCCTTTCTAATTACTTCTTACTCCCATTTAATTTTATAGTCAAATTCTTTTTTACTTTTCTTTTCCACAACAAGTTCGCAACTCGCCGTGTACCTGTGTTGGTTTACTATTACTAGGTAAGGCGACAAGAACTGCAATGCAATGGAAATGCGGGGGGCAGATTCCTACATCAGGTCTGTCCTGATTTACTCGCAAGTGCAGTTATCTCTATAACGAGGTTTACCCCCCAATGTATTAGGGCGAACATTGTTCGCCCCAAACTACTTAGGCATTATTGGAACTAAGCAGAAATTCTAAAGTCTGCTACTTCATCAATTGTCGATTTCTTATTTCTCGAAACCGTGCTTTCCGATAAAGGCATAGCTTGTATTTGTTTATATTCTGTTGGTACTTTGCATTGGTGGTACGCAATCTCGCCAAGTTTTTCCTTAACGAGTTTGTTGTCAATCTTAGCACCCAATTTTTGTGATACATGAAGTGAGTAATCCCTCCCATGTAATAGGTTAGCATTTTCTCCAAACGCTAAGTCTATCATTAGTTGTCGGTTTACTTTAATAAAGTCTGCTAAAACTTTTTGCATTGTTAACGCTCTACCATAGGCATCTATGATAGCTTGTTTATTTCTTTTGCTAACACTAGCAGGACTTTGTTGTGCTTTCTCTAGCACTTCTAATATATTAACAGCTTTTGACATTTTATTTTCCTTTCGTCTTTCTAGTTAATTATTCCCTTATATACTATCCCATTCTATTTGTCAATACTTATTATTAATTATTTTTTCACGAAATCTTCCAGAAGCGTAGCGTACCCCGTAGCTTCTACTACTACTATAGTCCCACGACCTGTTCCCGCAATGCAATGCGAATGGAGCTACCACGGCACAACAGTCCAGTCTATCTTATTTACAAGAGTCAGCCCACTGGTGATGAGAAGCAGCGTACCTGCAGCTACGTGTGCGGGGAACATGACCAGGAATACAATGTACACGGCCAATGTAGCTACAATGTAATGCATCACGCTGCAGCCCCGTCAATCATCTCCTGCATCTGGGCCCACGCTTCAGAGTCTGGATGGATCTGATGACAGGCACCGTCTCCCCAATCCAGGTACCAGTACTCCAAACGATGCAGCGCACCAGGCCTGCTCTGCGGCGTCCAGTTAATGTAGCCGCGTAACTCGTCCGATGGGCCTCCCCAGCTAAACTGCCAACGCCAGTATCCTTCCTTCTGGTCGGTGAATGTATTTGGTTCTACCCAGTCAAAGCTGAGCGCTTCGAAATCTGGATCCTTGATATCCTCTGATCTGTTGGTCCATTTGTCTTCTACTAAATCAATGCATGCCTGTTCTTTCATGTTGTTCCTTTCTAATGTGGTGGGGGTTGGACCCTAGGTTTATTACAGCAATAACCAACCCCCGTTGGTGAGTCAGGGCGTCTGGCAAATGTCTCGACTTATCAACTAATTGATATTACAGCGGTCTCATTCCCATCGCCTCAGCTCCTGACTCGAACTGCATGCGCCTCTCGCCTATCGGGTCACTCGCTTCAGTTCAGGTACTTATATAGTCCCACTTTATTAGATAGTCAAGATCTAATTCTATTTTATTTTCACGAGATGTTCTACGGCAGTAGCGCACCAGCTGCGGTTTACTACTATAGTACCGCGACCCGCGGGACATCGGCAATGGAAATGCGTACAACCAGCTACCATCTCCGCTTCCTGGTTACCGCTGCAGCTTCAGGTTACTACTATGCCTCGAAACCCCTTGAGTTCTGGTAATGGAAATGCCGACGAGCATGCTCAGCTGCAGACCCAGCTGCGGGGGACGTGGTAACTACTGTTACTACGCTAGGTTTCTGGCGATGGGCAATGGAAATGGAGAAGGGAATCCTTCGGTGAAGCTGCCTGGTACGCTGCCCCCGCTCCTACTATTACTGTTGTGTGGCTTCGGCTTTGGGCAATGGACAATGCAGAAGCACTTCCCGCACCTGGTTCCAGCTGGATGCGCCAGATCCCACTTCTATTACCCAATAGGGGCGAGGACAATGGGCAATGGAGGCAATGGAGGGAGCCACTAATCCTGGAAAGATATACAGTAAGCTCTCTTCGAGGGTAGTGGCTATAATAAAGTTTCTTCCTCCTTGTAAACTATGGTTAAAATTCCATGATTTTTGAAAGGGGGATAATTTAATCTTCTTACTGTGAATTACTTTTAGTTCAACCCAAATCGATATACCATCTTTGATTCCATAACAATCTGGTACGCCTGGCGACGCCCAGTTTTCAAACCTAGTCCAATGAATATCTGATAAATTTTCTTTGACTAATTTCCATAATTTAGTTTCTGGTTTCATTTAAAAATAACAATAAAAAGATAAATAACCAAACCCCAAAAAACAATTTTTTGACCAAAATAAAATATAATCACACCCAATCCTTCCCACCACGAAGGTGAAAAATCCCAGCTACGATTTCCTTTAGGTATTAAAAAAGTATTTCTGTAAGTAAATCTATGTTTCATGGTGCCTCTTTCATAAGTTCTATCATTTGATTATAATAGATTAATCTAAACTCAAAGTCCTGTGCTGTAAGCATTGCTCTTCGTAAGTTTTCTACCCTACGCCAAAACAATGAATCAGTCATAGGTAGCTTAACATAATTATACTTATCTGGTCTTATTAATATTAACTGCATTATTCTTCCTCCAATTTTACTTCTGTTTCTGTATCTTCAGTGCGAGTTTCAGATGGTATTAAAGTTAACTCACTAATCTTATTAATAGCATCCTGCACATCTTTAGCTTCTACATTTTTGTAAATATCCTGAGCAGTATAACTTTGTATAATTGTATATTTAAACATATCTTTCTCCTTTTTTAAGTGTTGATCTACAAAACACTGTTTCGCCACCTAGTCGCACACCTTACAAATTCTCGCCGTGTCGTGTTCAGCAACGCCTCTTATGTAAGAAACGCTAGGCTTGGTTGCATCTAATTGCAAACCAACACTAATTTTTAAGACTGGCATATTTTATACCCACAATGTTAATTCATTGGGACAGGTATGTTTTTACATCTGGTAGCCTGTAGCGTTGACTAATAGCACTGAGTGCATCGCAACTTTTCATTGTCAGAAACCAGTCTTATATACCCTATAATCCCATCTAATCTTATAGTCAAGACTTATTTTCTAATTCTTTTACTTCTTCAAACGTAGTTTCAATACTGTACTGTTCTTTGAGATCCTGTAACTTCTTCTCAACCTCTTCTCTTGACATCGAATCTATCGTGCCTGTGAGTATTTCTTTCTTGTCAACATACAATCCAGCAATCTGTCCACGGCGAGTCTCTGCAGCGACTGCTGCGTTCCAATTCCCTGATTCAGATGCTTTATCTCTAATGCGCGCCAATGTAGATAACGACCTCTCTTGTGTACACTTGTACCTTTCAACTATAGCTCGTCTTTCTGATTCAATAGCTTTTGCAACCAAAGGATATTTCTCAGGGTTCTGGAGCTCTGATGCTCTTACAACTGCTGAGTCTTTTGCGTAGCCTGCTTGTAATGCGCAATGCGTAGCAGTATGCAAACCTTCACTGTGAACTAATAACAAAATAAACTTTCGTTGTTTTCCTGTTATCTTGTGGTGAAAGAGTGCGTCTGACAACGCCTCTGGTATAATGACTTCTTGTTTTTCTTTGTTTTCTTCCATAATGCACCCATTCAATAGATGTTTCTTCCCAGAAAATATACAATATTAAATGATTTAATGCAATGCGAGTTATGTTTGTAAATATAAAAAGGTTACTTGTAGAAAGATAGATGTAACCTTGAAGTAACCTAAAAAGCTAGGAAATACAAAGGAAGTTCTATGGTTACATAGGTTACACGTAGTTTGAGAAATAAAAAATATTTTTATCTTGGAAAATACATCTATAGGAAGGGCTATTTATGGAAATAACTTAGGATCGTCTCGGACTAAAGATAAAGCTTTTTCTAATGCTTGTTTTCCGTCGGTTATGATAACTTCCCATTCATCAGCCGTATAAGCTCTGTCATGTGTCGGATCGTAAAATCTAACAGTCACGTCTCCACAGTGGAAACATTTATAGATTTTTCTTACGGGGCTTTCTGGTAGTTGTGTGTACATACCTCTTTATCCTTTGTAACGGAAATAGAATTACATTTTCTGGTAAATTTTTTTTAAAATAAATAGAATCCATAACCTTCATGTTTTCAATTCTATCATACTGATTGTTTTTAGCTGCAAGTAGGGTATCAAGCAAATCACGTTGCCTTAAAATTTCTTGATCGCTCATTCTACCTCCTATAGACGGCTCCCACCTGGCGTAACCAGTGCAGGAGCTATCAAAGTGAACGACGCAATTATAGTTGATTATGAGATTTAATGCAACTAAAAGGGAGGTTCTCCATCAAAAGTAACAATTGGCTTACTTTGGATAAATTTTGTAGTTTTTGAATGATTCGGGGTCCAAGGGCGGTCCCCAGTAAAAGTTGTCGAGTTTATCCGAAACCCCACCACTCCACGCTTGGTTGTAGTGCTTATTTTCATCGAGATGCCCTTGTGAGTCACAAACCTTACACTGGTCAATGGCTTGTTCCGCCTCGAATCTAATTTTAACATACCCATTACCTTTACAATGATCGCATATAATCATATCGCCTCCATAATATTTTTCTTAATCGCTCCCATCTTACACGAATTGCAATTTCTTTCCAGTTCCGTGGTTCGCGGAGCGCTTTCTTTGACACTCTCACAAACTCACGTAGTAATCTTTCTTTCATTGAAGTCTTGCGGGGCATTCTCTATCTTTCTTTTTGTGTTGGTACATGTTGTGTAGTTCTTCAGTCTTAGTTAACCAATAGCGTCTACTTCTTCGTAATCCAACGATATATCCTAAAGCAAAAACTAACACGATTGCCAGTATATGCCATACATTAAAAAACATATTTACTCCTCTGTTTCTTGGTTATTCCATCGAATCTGTTCTTCCCTGTCATTAATATAACAAGTAGAACATAACTTTTTCTCAGGATACTTATCCATCTCATGAAGATGAGGTGTCTCTTTTTTACAACAAAAACAATTAGACATTGATGACATAATCCTCTGTTTTATGAACAATGCTATACATCTTTGTATAATAATCAGGGTCACTTAAAAAATCGTAGATACCAATGATGGTCCCTATTTCGTATTTTTTAAAATGAGCTACTCGATCATCAATGTTGTCAACGCCTTCAGGATCTGCAGGAAACCCTACACCTTCGGCTTTGACAAGTTTCATTTTTTCTGATCCGTGAACAGGATCAATAAATCTTTCCCAAACTAATCGTTGTACACTCATGCAGCCTTCATCTTTCTTTTCTTTGCTTCTTTTTCTACTAAGTGAGTTATCTGCATACCAGCGGACCTGTTGTCATCTTCTGCTAATTTTTTTAATAGTTTATATGTCGACATTCGCACAGCGACAGATTTAAATTTTAAAATATTCATCCTGTTTCCTTTAGTTTATGTGGCAACTTTGATAAATGTTCTTGGTATTCAATGTCGCCAAAATCGAATGCCGATTGCTCTGGTTCGTGAGCCGTCATCGGTGTAAACTTACGCCCACTATTTCTAGCAAGCTCCGTCCAATCACTAGCAAACTCCATTTGAAGTTTTGCCACAGACTCATCGTTTAATATTTTTGCATTACGTGCATTTTCTAAACACGCTTTGGCCCTGGTTAAACGCACACCAAGACGAAACCCTTCTTTAAAAGTTTCTTCGTAGTCTCTTTTAAGTTTCATACTTTATTCCTTTCTAAAAGTGAGTAGGGGGATTCTTTGACTACCCCCAACCTTTTCCCGACAAATCAACATTTCCTAAATGTTAACGAGTACTTCAGTACCACCCTTGGACCCTTCAGTCATTTGACCATATCGTTCCTAAAGTGTGCCTTACTACTTTGTTACAGTTGTTCAGCCATACTCTGAGAATGTTGCACCATTCTCATTTAATGGGACTATATAAGATTAAGTATTATATGTCAAATGAAAAAGAGTGGGATATTCTTTTAACAAGGTACTCATAGTTTTTGCCAGTTTTTCAACGTAATTGGGGTCTATAGCATATTTACGTAAAGTCTTAATTACGGCTAAAGGATCCATTTCTCCTGATATATATTGTTTTACTAACAGATCTTGATACTCTTTAAAGTTAGGATGATTATTTAATATGTTAATATAATCAGCAACTGATTCACATTTTTTATCATATACACGAATCATTATTTTAGGATTACCTAATGCTTTTAAATGTGGAGATGTTGGGTCCGTTTCAATAACACCATAAAAATTATTTCCTGTTTTAGCAAATCTAGATTGTCCCCAATCAGATTCAAGAACAGCTTGACCTACACTAATTAAAATAATTACTCGTTCTGTTGGAGGAATAAAAGTATTAGCTAGTAAAGTACAATTAGCAATACCTTCTATAAATTCTTCTTTTGTAGAATAAGTAAAATCAAAATTACTAAATGTCGTTTGACAAAATAAAAATAATGTTAAGCATAAAGATTTCATTAATCACCTGCATCACCCCAATTCTTTCCACACTCTACGTCAACTTTACTGGGGACTTGTAGTTCCACACATGTTTCCATGATCTCTTTTATTGTATCCTTATCTTTTTCATTAGCAACAGAAAAATCTAATTCATCATGTACTTGGATGTGTGCTACATATCCCTCTTTATGAAGAGCAACCATAGCTTTCTTTGTTTGATCAGCTGCAGATCCTTGAATTAATCTATTTAAAGCTTTGTAGGTCCAGGCACGTTTAATCATACTTTCGCCATATTCTCTTTGAGCTTCAGCCAAAGGTAGAGCTTTAGAACCCCACTCATTGGTTGGTTCCCATAAATCAAAACGACATCTTCTACCTTCCAAAGTAAATAAAAAACCTTTCTTTGATGCTTTGTTCATTGTGTCATTCATTAATTGTTTAACAAAAGGAACACGTTGATGGTATGAGTTTAACAGTTCAGTTGCCTCTTCTAAACTAACACCGAGCTGTGACATTAGTTTACCTTTACCCATGCCATAAAATAATCCTAAGTTAATTGTCTTTGCTTGTTTACGTGGTATGTCAGCCATATCAGCAACCAATTGATGAAAATCTGTTTCATCATCATGTTCATAAGCACCTACTAATGCCCCTGCACCTGAATACTGTTTCATAGAAGCGTAGTGCACCACGAGCCGTGGTTCTTGTTGCGAGTAATCAAAGATACCCCACTCATGGTCCTTTTCAGGAATAAATATAGATCTGATCAATGGGCCGAGTATCGCGTGCCGTGCTGGTATTTGCTGTAAATTAGGGTTCGAGTAACTAAATCTACCTGTTACCGTTCCTCCCTTGTCGGATCGTGACTGGGAAAC